TGCCGTACCTTGAACACCTTGTGTTCCTTGAGGACCTTGTACACCCTGTGTTCCTAAAGTACCCTGTGAAGTAGGACCTTGTGTACCTTGAGGACCTTGGAAACCTTGCGCAGTACTATCTGCACCTGTTTCACCTTGAATACCCTGCGGACCTTGATAACCTTGGACACCTTGTCCACCGCCACCACCATTACCACCTTGGAGACCCTGCACACCCTGTGTACCTTGAGTACCTTGGTTACCACGGACACCAACACCAAATCCACCTTGGATACCGCCGCCACCTTGGACACCTTGTATACCTTGAGGACCGATTGGGCCAACTCCACCACCTACACCTTGAGATGTGGGACCTTGGGGACCTTGAAGACCTTGTGAACCATCTGCACCTTGAGGACCTTGAACACCTTGTCCACCTTCACCGATATCACCTTGGAAACCACGTTCCCCTTGAATACCTGCAACACCTTGTGAACCAAATCCATCAGCACCTTGGAAACCGATACCACCTTGTGCACCAGCTTCACCTTGGACACCTTGAGGACCCTGTGTTCCCGATCCAGTACCACCTTGAGCACCGTCACCACCTTGTATACCCTGAATACCTTGTGTACCCTGTTGGGAAATACCTTGAACACCTTGGATGCCTTGTGCACCAAATCCGCCTTGGAAACCATCAGTACCTTGCGCACCTTGTGTCCCTGCACCTGTTGAACCTGCACGTGAGAATGTAATAATGACATCGTCATCATCAGCAAATCCTGCGGCAGATCCACCTAAGTATGCAACATCAAATTCCCAGTAACCAGTTTTATCAGTAACGTCAGAATATTCGAATACAGCGAAAAAGGTTGGATCTGCCTTTTTCATAATTTTTATTTGACCTTTGACAAGACCAATAACTGTATCTAATGATGTAAAGTAATTATCTAAGTTGACAAAGTTGTCATCTCTTTCGTCGATCCACATGAATGTAGAACTAGACAAAAAGTTGTTGTTAAACTTAACTTTACCAACGCCTGGATCAGAATCAGTGAATGTATCTTCGAATGTGTAATCAAATGATGCACCACCGAACGATCCTGAGTCACCTTGGATACCTTGAATACCCTGTATCCCCTGCGGACCTTGAGGACCTTGAGGTCCCAAATCGGAAATATTAAGTAGACCAACCATACCTGCGTGTGAAGAACACTGGTAGTATAATAGATCTGGTGCATTGAATGGAACTCTGAATGTAATCAGACCATTTGCCGCACCATTGTTTGTTACACCAACGTTATATTGGTTACCAGTACCAGTGCCTGGCGCAGTCTTAATAAAGAATGGGTGACCAGTTGCATTTACATCAAATGTGTAAGTGAAACCTCTCAACAATTGTAGTGATGGGTTATTCACACCATCGATTTGGTATGCAATGTTACCTACATTAGTAACTTCAAAGACACGAGATCCTTCTTGACCCTGTATACCTTGGAAACCTTGATACCCTTGTATACCTTGGAAGCCCTGTGTACCCTGTACACCTTGGATCGCCTCACCTTGAATACCTTGGAACCCTTGGAAACCTTGAGGACCTTGAATACCCTGTATTCCTTGACCGCCTTGGACACCTTGATTACCAACATCGCCTTGGATACCAGTTGTACCCTGCGTACCAGTCGCACCAACAGGACCCGTAGGGTTGAATGAAATGATTGCAACATCACCATATCTTGCAGTAGTGTCTAACCATGAGTTAGTGTTTGCACCACCTGCACCTAATAGGGATTTTTCGATGAACTCAACATCGAACCAACCATTATCTTCACCACTTTGCGCCCATGTCCAGTCTAAGATAGAGAAAACAAGGAATTCGAAATCATTAGTTGCAGAATCACGTGGAGTCTGAATTACGATTTCACCTTTAGGACTACCATTAACTCTGTCAATATAGTTGAATAGATCGTCAATACGTCTGTTTGAATCATATGGTTTGTCGTCAAACCAGATCTTATCAATGTCAGATACAGTTCCTGCACTCGCAACTGTACTATCAACGAGACCAAATTTACCAACGCCTGGGAATGCGTCACCAGAAATTGGGTTTAATTCCCATTCGAATGTTAGACCACCATAAGATCCGTCAAAACCTTGTACGCCTTGGAAACCTTGTACGCCCTGTACGCCTTGAGTACCTTGCAAACCCTGCAAACCAGTGCTACCAGTACCACCTTGCGTTCCTTGAGGACCTTGTCCACCCTGTACGCCTTGAGTACCTTGGTCACCTTGTAAACCTTGGGGACCCTGCAATCCTTGTAATCCTTGAGGACCTTGTAGTCCTTGGATACCTTGAATTGCTTCACCTTGCCAACCTTGTGTACCTTGTACACCCTGAGAAGCTTGGGGACCTTGAACACCTTGCGTTCCTTGTACGCCTTGATCTCCTTGAAGACCTTGAGTACCCTGAACACCTTGACCTGCGAATGCACCGTCTGTACCTTGTACACCTTGATCACCCTGCAATCCTTGGGGTCCTTGAGGTCCCTGTAGACCTTGCAAACCTTGAGGTCCTTGAGGACCCTGCACACCTTGTGTGCCTTGATCGCCTTGTAAACCTTGCGTTCCCTGCGCTCCTTGGATACCCTGATTACCTTTGTAACCTTGGATACCTTGGAAACCCTGCGTACCTTGAACGCCTTGTAAACCTTGGAAACCTCTAAATCCACGGAAACCTTGTACACCTTTTTGACCGAGGTCACCTTGTGTACCCTGTACGCCTTGAACGCCTTGGAAACCTTGTACACCTCTAAATGTACCGATATTAATCCAGTTAACACCGTCATAGATCCAAAGTTCTTCATCTGTGTCATCAATAACACCTTCACCCACAGAAGCGGATGGGAATGCGGTGTTGAGAGTTGCTTGTGGATCACCACCTGCATCTACATCTGCAACGGAACCAATGATTGTAAAACCAGGACCGTAATCACCTTGTAGACCTTGTGCACCCTGTGTACCGTCTGCGCCTTGAAAACCTGTAGTCCCTTGAGGACCAGTACCCATGTTTAACCAGTTAGTACCATCCGAATAACGCATTTCTCCGTTATCCGCATAGACAATAGACCCCTCAAAGGGGGCTGGATCAAGGGTAATAGGGAACGCTTGTGGTATCCCTTTCCCTAGTGTGACTGTGCCACCTCTGAAAGACTTAAACCTAGTCGACATCGTATTCCTCGCTCTGACCTATGGTATATGACAACGTTGCAGTAACTGCAAGATTTGCACTACATTTTGCTTGAAGTATATCACCCGATACAAAGAACTGACCGTTAATCGGAATTGGTATTGTGTCGTAGGCAGGCACTGGAAGATTTTTAATCAAATCAAATGTCAATGAATTCTCATAACGATAAATGTTAACGTCAACTGTTACAGTATTTTGAGTTGTGTTACAAAGGATCAATGGGGAAATAACTTCCCCGATACCAGGCTCAATAGTCTCACTACCACCAAATACAAGTTCTGGAACCATAAACTGAGGAACAGTAATGACTTCATCAAATTCTGTGGTTAAGACTGCATTAAAACCGATTGGGAACGCATCGGGTGCCTGAGATGTCCTTATTACGGTAATCCCAGTATTTGCGTCTACGTATGATTCAACTGCCATTATTCTTTCCTTTTATACTACAGCTCTTGAGTTCGAAGCACGTCTTGCGAGTTTCCGAACCGAAGATGTAAATGGTCGACCTTCGATACGACCTGTTCTACCGTTAATTCTCAAACCTCTTGCGAAGTATTGGTTATTCAATTCGTCTGCACCAGACCATCTTACACGACCACCGTCTTCAGAAAGAACCGAAGAAATCGCAGACGTTGCAGGTCCGAGGTTTCTAAAGTTCAATGGCAACGCAGTTCTGTTAACACCTGCAGCACCACCGTTGAACTGGTGTGCGATTGATTCAACAAGTGAACCGAATGTCAACACGTTTGGTCTCAAGATGTTGTCTTTTAGACATTCATTAAACAAGATCTCAATAAATGAACTATGCAGTGCATCTGGTGAGTAGTTCGCAATGATAAAGTCTCTAATTCTATCCCATGTTGCATAGAATGCATAGAGAAGATCAGTATTGTTTGCGCCATCATCGATCCATGCTGAACCGTTCCAATAGTATATAGTTCCTGCGTAGAAGTTGACATTAGTGTCAGTAGAAACAATATATGCGTGGTTCTTTTTCAAACTTACGTTTGGATCTGACTGCAACGCATTACGTGCAGAGATATCTGGAACCACTCCTTTGAAAGACAACCCAGATGTTGTAGAATTGAACACTGGGAACACATGTTGACCTTTTTGGTCGAAGAACGATTGCGAGAATGTTCTTGTTGCTTTTGTTGAACCCCTTTGATTAGTGTTCGGATTTATGAATTTAACATCATTCACAATAGTCTGCAACAAGTTACCTGCGTCACGTCTTGTCAAATTAATATCAATAAACTTATAAGTTGCGTTAACAAATCTTACTGTATCATACTGAAGAGGACCACGTTTGGATAGTAGAATATCTGCGGCATCTCTAAATGGTTTTTCAACCCAGTCATAATCAGGTGCAATAAGTGTTTGTAACTCTTTTACATCTTTATTTATCTGACTTAGATAAAACATTCCTGCGAGTTCTTTAACTTTAGTTGATTCTGCTTCTGTTGCAGTATCAGCTTTTACAACTTGTCCTTCGTACTCACCCTGTAGGATATCCGCACAAATTACACCAAGTTGACGATAAGACTTCGCAGTCGCTTCACGTTGGTCTTCTGGGATACGATATACTGAGTTCCAGAAATAGAACTCTGCATTCCAACGAGAAGCAGTGTTACCACCGTAGTTCAAGTCATATGAGAATGCGTCAATAAGGTATCCTGTATCACGACGACACTTAGATTTGTTGTAGTCAAGTACGTTGAACTCAGTATTGATGAAGTGAATAAGATCATCTGCAAGTTCTACTTTACTTTCTTCGATTTGATCGAATGCATCCTGTAGATCTCCACCAATCCATACCATATTTGGTTCGACGAGTGCAGGGATAGGTGCAATACTATCTTCACGAATAACATCTTCTACGATACCAATCAAGTTCTGTACTTCAGTACCTTCAGTCGCACCTGCAGGAGTTCCTGAGAAGTCTTGCGAAGTTGTAGTGAATGTTGTATTCTGAGTATCGATCTCTTGAACGATGTTACCCATTAGAACTTTCATAGTGTTGTAAACATCTGCAGTTTGTCTGCGAGTATCTTCTGGTAGTACAGATACACCGTTTTCGAAGTAGATCTGTGCAGAGATACGAGATGCATGGTTTGTCTCGTACTGAACATCATGAGATGCGGCATCAATCAAGAAGCCCATGTCACGTCGACACTTACCACGTGGGAATGATAAACCATCCCACTCTTTAGATACATAGTCAACGATTTCATTTGCGAGTGCAACACTATTGTCTTGGATGAGTGATTTTGCATCCAAGTAGTTTGTAGGTGTCCATGACACATCTGGTGAGATACGTGCAGGGATATTTGAAACATCTACATCGTCTACTGCGTTTGCAACAATCATTGCGAGATCCAATGCGTAACCCATAAGGTCTTTACGTTCTGGATATACGGCAGGTAGATGACGTTTGTCTTGATGTACCAAGTTACCTTGAACCATCTGAACCGCATCGTTTACTGCAGATACGAATGTGTGTACACCGACATATCTCTCAACTTTACCAACTTGCATAGTGATTGTATCATCAGATACTGCAATAATCTCTACTGGTTTATTGAACCATGGATCTACTGGACGTGGGTGAGAAATGTTAACACTTGGGACACCACAAGAGAATGTGATACCGTTCGTTGCAAACAATGCACCGTCACCAACGTTGAACTTGTGATTTACACCAACATTTACAGTAAAGATACCACTTTGTGGATCGTAAGTTGCACCAGTAGGAGTATACTTGACACCTTTTTGGATTGTTGGAGTTACATCAGTACGTGTAAGTACTGTTTCGATTGTTTCTCCAAGGTGCATGAATGCACGACGAGTTGGTTCACGTTGACCAAGTGGTAGAATGTTAATTGCATTCTCAAAGTAGATCATTGCGTTTTTGTGAGTTGCAGAGTTACCATCGTATTGGATATCGTGAGCAATACCATCGATGATAGCACCCATGTCACGACGACACTTGTCTTCTTTATATGCAAGTCCGTTAAACTCTTCTGCAATGTGTCCAAGAATTGCAGACTGCATTGTAGGAGTTTTAGTTTTCAGAAGTGCACCAGTTTCTTCGAATACACTGATTGTTGGTTCAACAGATGCAGGAAGTCCTTCTAGACTGTCAGCAGCGATTGCATCTGCAACAATTTCGAAGAGAGTTTCGGCTCTTGCACCAGTTGGAGCATCCGTTGCAACACCAGACACATCCTGTGCGACTGCGTTACCAAGTGATGGAGTATTTGCAATGTTCTGAAGAATGTTGTTTGCAAACGTTGCAAGTCTTTGGAAGACTGCGGCAGTTTGTGCACGTTGACCTGCAGGAAGAACACTACCTGCATTTTCGAAATACAATCTTGCGTTAGACAATGCAGCAGTGTTACCACCATGTTGAAGATCGAATGCGATTGCATCAACCAAATGACCAACATCTCTTTCACACTTCGCAACATCATAAGACAATGATGGGTAAGTAAGTGCAATGAATGCAGTTGCTTCTGCAGCAAGGAATGCTTTGTTCAGTTGTAGATTGATTCTTCCGTTCTTACCTTTACCATCAATGAAGTTATTAGTACCATCAGAGTAATCGATGTTTGGAAGTTTTCTAACTGCTTGTTCATCTGCACGTACGAATGTATGCGCACCTGTGTATCCACCTGCGTTACCAACATTAACTGTGATCGATGATCCAGTAACAGCAGTAATCAATTGTGGTTTTTCATATACATCAACATCAGAAATACGAGGATGTGAGATTTCTACTACGTCACTAGTTGCAGTATTCACACAAGACAATGTAATTGACTCTGGTGAGAACATGATGTACTCGCCTGGATTGAAGTCATGTTCACCAACTGCGATGTTCATTACTCCTGATACAGGATCGTATATAACATCTAGTGGAGTATAACCTTTTGCCATACCGTCTACAAGTCTATCGAATGCTTCTTTTACAAGTACTCTAGCTTCTTCGTTAGTGACTAGTTTCTCTAATTCAGACTGGACGTAACGTACACCACCGACTGTTTCAGATAATTCACCCCAACGAATTGCATTTGTACCTGCAGTACTTGTACGATAAGACGCACCTGCATATATTGTGTTGAAGTTAGAACCAGTGACTAAGTCACGACGAACCGCATCGATAATGTAACCTGTGTCTCTGAAACACTTGTCACCATCGTATGTGAAGTATTCGTCATTCAAGTATGCAACAACCTCTTCAATCAAGAACTTACGGTTTGCAGCGATTTGATCACGTGCGAATGTACGTAGTGGATTGTATGTTGGTGCATCAGCAATTGCAGGAATGTTTTCATTTGTACGATCATCTGCAATGTTTGCGATAACTGTAATAAGATCTTGTACACGTTGTGCAGTTGGGACTGAAGCAGCAGTACCAGACTTGTCTTGTTTCAGAATGTTTCCTGTAACTTCTTTGACACTATTTGAAACTGCACTTACAAAAGTATGCGCACCTGCGTATCCGTCTGGGATTGTGTATCCAGTAACAGTGATGAAATCACCATCTACTTGAGTAATCTTAGTTGGTTTCTCGAATGCAGGGTCTGTTGGACGTGGATGTGAAATTTGTGTCACAACACTTGTTACAGTATTTGCACATGAGAATGTGAGTGCATTCTCATCGAACCAGATGTAATCACCAACTTGTAGAGCGTGAGTACCAATATCAAGTTTCAGTGTACCCTGTGCGACATTATAGTCTGCATCTGTTGGGGTAAAGGCACTTGGCCCGAAGTGAGGTGTCACTGTATTTTCGAGTACAACACTTTCTGCAGATGCAGCGAGGTGCGTGAATGCGGCACTTGTAGCATCGTACTGATAAGATGGAAGTAAGTTGATGGAGTTGATGAAGTATGCACGTGCAGCTTTCACTGTCGCTTCATTACCACCGTACAGAAGATCTTCTGTTACTGCATCAATCAGATATCCACTGTCACGAATACACTTAGACTCTACGAAACCAATACCATTGTACTGTTCGTTAATGTAAGTTGTGATCTCTGTTTGTAATTTCTCTGTAAGACCATTGATAAGTGAAGACGCATCTTTGAATTCTTGTGCGTATCCAGTTTCACCTGGCCCAAATTCGAATGGTGAGAATTTGTATGAAGGATCATCCATTTCAGGACCACCCACATTGTAGGATAGAAGTCCAGATTGTGCACCATCGATACCACCAGAACCACCTCTTACAACAGCTTCACGTGCAGTAGATCCACCACCAACGATTGTACCTTTTGCGGCACTTTCGTAGAATGGAGTACCAATATCATTTGGTTCGACTACTGGTGGAAGGTTAAGTTGTTCATCTTCTACACTGTCTGAAACGATGTTGATCAAGTCTTCTACTCTTTGACCCATAAAGTCAGAGAAGTATTTCTTGACTGCATTTGCAGTGGCAGAGACAAAAGTATGTTCCTCTTCGTATCCACCTGCATCACCAACATCCATTGTAATTGTGTTTGCAGTTACTGCAAGGATTTTGTGTGGTTTCTCATATGCAGGATCTGTAGTACGAGGATGTACGATATTTGTAACTGGATCACCACATGACAATGTGATTGACTCAGGTTCGAAGATCATGTAATCACCGATTGCGAAAGAGTGAGCAGCACCCAGATCGATTTTCATGATACCAGAAACTGGGTTGTAGATCGCATCAATAGGTGTATATTCTACATTAGTCCATGCTACTGGTGTTTCTACGTTACCAGTTGTTGGTGTTACAGTCTCGTTACGTGCGAGTTTCTTCGCAACATTCGCAATGTGTTGGAATGCTTCTGCAGTTGGTCTTCTTTGATTGTAAGGCAATACAGTAATTGCGTTTTCAAAGTAAACTTTTGCGTTATTGATAGATGCAACGTTTGAACCATGTTGAATGTCATATGAGACAGAGTCAACGAGGTAACCAACATCACGTGGACACTTAACACCAACACTCTCTGAGTTTGGATGATTAATGTTCAACCATGCAGTAACTTCTGCTTGTAAGAATGCTTTGTTGGACTGAAGGATACCACGAGTGTTCAATGCATCGTTAGACACATATGAGTCACCGAAGTTGATTACATCTGCGGCACTTGTACCGTTTGTGATGATGTCAATCAGTTCATCGAAAGATGCTTCTGCACGTGTTCTTGCAGTACCTGTAAGATTTGAAGATACTTCACCTTTTAACCATGTGAATGCACCAGTTGTTTGTGTCAACTGTTCTTCTACAACTGCATTTGCACCTACAGTACCAGAACGATATGCAAGTCCACTGAATACAGCGTTATAGTTAGAACCAGTAAGAACATCACGTTTGACTGCATCAAGCATCAAACCTGTGTCTCTTTCACATTTTGCACTGTCGTAGATGAAGTAAGTATCTCTTAGATATCCTACAACTTCATTCGCAAGGAATGCACGGTTTTTCTGTAGTGTTGTTGCAGTGTTGACTTCGTCTGTATTAGACCTTAAGATTGCCAATGCATTGTCTGCACAACGGATGAATGTGTGAATACCACCTGAACCGACACCTACATTAACCTGAATTGTATTGATATCAGGTGTTGCAGTGATTGCAAGTGGAGTACGATATGGTGGATCTGCAGGACGTGGATGCGAGATCTCTTGTAGATTGTTGTCAGAACCACATGTGAATGTGAAAGATCCAGGCATCAGTTCTACACGTTGACCTGCACTCAAACCATGACCTGTAATAGTCATAGACATGATACCAGTTGCGGTATTGTATGCGACACCTTCAGGAGTTTTAAACTCTTTGTACATTGCAGGATCTGAGAACCATACAACATCGTCACGGATACAACCTTCTGCGGCACTTACGAATGTGTGTGCAGTACCACCTGCATAACCACCTACGTTAATAGTGAATGTGGTTTCTGTTGCAGCTTTGATCTTAACTGGTTTTTTGTTCCAAGGATCTGTCTTACGAGGATATGCATGTTCAGTTACATTACTGTCCAATGCGCATGTAAAGACGATACTCTCTTCTTCCATTTCAATATACTGACCAAGTTCAAGATTATGAACACCAACAGTAACAACCATATCACCTGTTGCAGGATCGTATGTCGCAGTTGTTGGAGTGTATGTTTTCTTACGAACTTCATAGTACACTGAAACTGCATTCTCGTCTGCTTTGTAGAATGTATGTGGTTGAGTGTAAGAACCTGCGGAGCCTGGGTTCACTGTGATTGTTGTCAATCCAGTTGCAAGGATCTGCATTGGTTTTTTGTATAGTGGGTCTGTACGATTTGGGTGAGACTTGATACCTTGATCACATTCGAACTGGAATGAGTTAGGTGCAAGAAGTACCTTATCATCTGTAGTCAAACTGTGAGTACCGATGGTGATAACCATTTCACCTGTAACACCATTATATGTTGCAGTCGTAGGAGTATAAGCACGACCAGAACCATTCATGATGTGAGTGATTTCGTCAAACGCAGCGTCTGTTTTCATTGTTACAGAACTATCGTTTGCAAGGAGATGTACACCATCACCTCTACCAGACACCCAAGTGTGAGCACCAGTGTAACCACCTGAGTCACCACTATTGAATGTGATAGAGTTTACAGTAACTGCAGTGATTGGGATTGGTCTATCGTTAAGTGGATCTGCAGGACGTGGGTGAGAAATCTCTACCACATCTGAAGTTGCAGTGTTAACACAAGAGAATGTCAATGCAGCGGGTGCAAGTTTGATTGAGTCACCGACTTCAATGTCGTGTTGACCAATAGTAAGAACTGTTTCTCCACTTAATGGATCATATGTACCAGTTGTTGGAGTGTATTTTGCAGATGCAAGTGAACTTACCTGACGTTTTAGTTCTTTTACAGAACCAACAGTTTCTGGTAACTGATCACTAATAACTTCTTTTGCATTGTTTGTGTGATATGCAATACCAGTTTGAACTGAGTTGAAGTTAGTTCCAAGGATCATATCTTGGTTTACTGCAGGAAGAATATATTCTTGAACGTCACGTAGACACTTATCACTGGAGTAGATAAAGAAGTTAGTATCGATCCAACCTAACATGTAGTCTTGGATGTACTTTCTGTTTGACTGAAGTTGTTTACGAGCATTCTTCTTATTCAAGTCGATGTTTGGTGCATCACTGAATTGAATACCTCTCGCCACTACTTGAACTGCATTGTCCAATGTGCGTTGATATGCATGGACACCAGTATACCCACCTGCGTCACCTGAGTTAAAGGTAATTGTTTTAGGTGTTACTGATTCAACTTGCAATGCATTCTTGTACCACTTGTCAGATTGACGTGGATGTGAGATTTCGATAATCTCAAGAGTTGCAGAGTTTGCACAGCTATATGTTAAACCGCCTGGTGCGATTTCAATCATATCACCAACTTTGATATTGTGGTTCTCTTCGAATGCGATAAGTGTTTCACCAGATACTGGATCGTATGTAGATCCAGATGGAGTCCAACAGTTCTCTTCAAGACGAATACAATCTGAATCTGCACTTACGAATGAGTGAATACCCAAGTATCCACCTGCATTACCAACCATAATTGTAAATGTTGTTTCTGTAACATCAATAATTGGTAGTAGTTGGTTCGCAACTGGATCAGTTGTACGAGGATGAGTGATGAAACCTTTGTTTGGAACACACTCGAAAGTAATACTTTCTGTTTCAATAACAACTTTTTGATCAACTTCAAGACGGTGAAGACCAACTGTTACTTCCATAAGACCAGAAATTGGATCATATTCTACATGAGTAGGTGTATATGTGTAACGTTTTTCTTCTAATGCGTCAATAATGTTGTCAAATGCGACATCGGCACGTTGAGAACCAAGGATAGAAACACCATCGATAACTTCGTTGGTCTGTTCTTTCAGTCTCTTATATGCGGCGATTGTTTCGTCACGTTGGTTGTTGATAACCTTTGCGGCAGCGTTCATATAGTACGCATTACCTGCAGTGACGGAGTTGTAGTTCGTATCAAGTAACATATCGTACTTGACTGCAGGAAGAATATAATCCTGTGTATCACGACGACATGTGACACTGTTATATGCAAAGAACTCATCGTTATCTTCGATCCAGTCGATTAACTCGTCTTGGATGAATGAACGATTGTCCTGAAGTTGTTTTCTAGCTGCAGTGTATTCGTTAGAAACTTCATTGTTAGAAACTTCTGTCCAAATGATTGGACTTGCATACTCTTCACCGTTCTCAAGAATATTCAAGAGTTCGTCGTAAGAAGTGTTTGCACGATCTAGGATTTCTGAGTTCGCATTACTGAAGATACCTTCAATTTTACCTTGCAAGTAACGGTTCGCACCTAGTGTTTCTGTCAACTGTTCGCCAGGCACAACATAGGAGATTGGTGAACGGTATGTAATACCAGACAAACGTCCCCAGTAGTTTGAACCAGTTTGGATGTCTTGTCCAATTTTGTCAATGATGATACCACTGTCACGGTAACATTTTTCTGCGTCATATCCTTGATATCCAAGTCCACCAGAAGCAGTATTAGATGTCAGATAATCAACCATGTCATCGATGATGTTGTTCGCATTCGAAAGAATGGTATCACCGAACGCAGTGTTACCACCACCCATTTCTAAAGTGATTGGCGTAGCGGTATCTTTTGGTGCGTAGAAGGTTGTAGTACCTTTCGCTCTCATGGAGATGTCACCAAACTGAGTACCAGAGTTGTTGAGTGTAACCTGTCCACCGTTCAATGCGTAGAACGCACAACGTGTAAAGATTGACAATGAACCAATACCGTTAACACCTGCACCATCACGTGCAACGTAACCGATACCGTTCTGTGTACGAGGTGTGAAACCAAATGTCAAGATATATGTGTAGAGTGAGTCTGGGTCAAGAACACGTCTGTCTGCAAGCACACAACCACCACCACGTCCAACAAGTGGGTTCGGGAAGTCGTCTATACCAATGACTGCAATGTTACCTGTACCACCTGATTCTGAGATGATTGTGTCACCTACGTTGATGTCACCTTTAAGGTTACGAACATAGATACGATCTTCTGTAGCAACGTCAAGATCCCAAGAGATAACACCTGTCGCACCAGAACCGAAAGTAACTTCGTCAAACTCAATAAAGTCTCCTGCGTGACCAACTTCCATGAAGATCTCACGACCAAGGTCTGCTAGTGTGCCTTTAGAGTTGAATGGTTGCAGCGGGGGTTCTACATCTGCACGAAGGAAGTTTGATAACTGTGAACTGTCACGAATATATGGCGAACGTCTCATTTTTGCGCCTGGGCGATATGCAATCGCAAAACCACCTTCTGGGAAGTCGAAGTTGTCTACTTTCCAGTTAGTGTATGAGAAACCTTGTACGTAACAACCAGATCCCACTAGGACTGCGTTATTAAATTCGTATCCAGGCAACGCTTCGATAACTGTTGCATACTGACCAGAGGTAGATGTCAATGAACAATCGTCTGGGAGTGCAACACCACCTTTAGTATAATAGGTTCCAGGCCCACATGAGATGTGAACCGCATTGTTTACGTCATTACGAGAGTAAACACCACCTGCTTTTTCAAGTGCGATTTCCGCACCACGTTCTAGTGTGCGTACTGGTTGAAGAACGGTGCCTGGGTTTCTGTCATCACCAGAAGACGCTTCCACGTGTACCTTCAGAGCCTTTGCAGTAGATCTTGAGATCTCATCAAAGAATTGACGGTATGTAATTCTTTCTGTTTCACCAGTTTTAACATTCTTCAGTGCGAAGTACGAGTCTTCCTCAATACGTGGTTCAAACGCATTAGTAAGATCCATATCGAAGTCTGCAAGTTCAGAGTTCTTAATCTTTGCATTACTGATATCGGTCTGTTCAATCGAACCACCTTCCATCCGAGATTCGGAGATACCAGTGTTAGACATTGTAGACGACGAGATAATCGCATCATTCAATGTGATGTCAGTTAGTTCACCAGTGAAAGATGAGTTAGCAATGACACTGTCTTTGATAAGACCACGATCAATAGTAGTGTTGGCAAATACGTTATTGTTACCAGTACCATTATTGAATGCAGAGTTTTCGATAGTGATATTGTTTGCAGTACTATCGAAGATCTCACCAGCGGTGAAAGTAGATGTCGTTATCGTAATGTTATTCGCATCAGAATTGCCAATGACACCGTCATTAAACTCTGAGTTGTCAATATCGATGTTGTTTGCAAAACTGTCATAAAGTTCATTATTCGACAATATCGAATTGGTGATCGTCATGTTGTTTGCAACGGTATCTAAGATAGTACCGTTAGAGAATAGTGATTCGCTGATATCTAAATTTTCACCAGTAGAGTCTCTGAGTGAACCATTTGAGAAATCTGAGTCTGTAATGATTAGGTTGTTTGCAGTCGAGTCTTCAATAACACCGTTTGCAAAAGATGAATTAGTAATTTCTGATTCGTCAATCGTACCATTTGCGAAGGATGTGTTAGTGATTTCACTCTCATCGATAAAGGAGTTGATCAAGGTAACGTTATTACCTGACACTGTCTCCATAGTACCGAAGTCGAAAGAAGAGTTTGTGATCTCTACATTATTTGCAGTACCATTATCGAAAGAAGAGTCATCAATATCTGCACGATTAATGTCTGTATCATTAACAGAACCACGATTGAACTCGTTATCGTTCATTACGTTGTCGTTAATGATGTTCTCAAAGATAGTCGTGCCAGTAATCGACCCACCAGTGATGGTGATTCGATCAAATATTTCGTACTGAATCGCTTGGACGAGTTCTTTTCTGGTAATGTTCTTTGTACCGTCATCACCTTGTACAAGGTTTACGATGACGAATAGGTCTTCCGTTCTAGTATTTGCACCAGTAATCGAACCTAATTCAGAAATTTTTGACATTCTAGTCTACCTTACTAATATGTTATTCTATTTTATTTATTCAGGATCATCATGTCAAAGATTGTTTTTTTCTAAACGTTCAACTTTATCGCTTAATTCCTTGATCGCTTGAATTAAGAGTGGGATCAAATTGTCGTATCGAACACCTTTGTGTCCAGCTTCATCCACTTCAAAGGTAACATTAGGTAAGACTTTCTCGACTTCCTGTGCAACTACACCTGCAACTCTTTCATCTGGATCATTGATATAGTTGAAAGTATAACCATTAATTTGTTCTACTTTATCTATGGCATTCTCAATGAGTTCTAGATTTTCTTTCAATCTATAGTCAGAAGTGGTGTATTTCGTAACAACGTCACCAGAAAAGTAACCGTTACGTGCGTATACGTCACCACTAAGAATTAAGTCACCTGCAAGAGAGTTGTTTCCACCTGGCCCTGTTAAGGCACCTTCGTAGGTGATGTTGTTTGCAGATACATCCCCACCGATGAAGTTATTAAAGATTGCATTGTTACCAGATGCATCTTCGTCTAATACTAAGTTAACTGTATCAATCGTACCTGATGGGGATAATGAAAACTTTCTTGTCCCTACACCAGTGTCTATGATAAAGTTTGCGTTGGTGGAATCTTCCATTCCAACGTCCCAAGCGATGTTTCCATCTGTATATCTAGTTTTACCACCACCTGCACCAAACGAGAATGTAGAACATATGCCATTAGACAATGCACCATGAATGGTTGGGTTGGTAAATGTTACACTACCACCATTTGTTACTGGTTGGATTTCATCAGTGGATACGTCACCGACAAGATTAGTTGCAGTAAAATTCCCTACAAGTGTTGCGTTACCTGTTGTAGAGTCACCACCCGCCGAGGCAGTCACCGCTTCAGAGCGAATGATACCAGATAATTCATTTGTTTTATCAAACCAATTTTGAAAGGTTTGAGTCACCGTAATGTCGGCTAAGAGTGGTTTTGCCATTACTTATTTTCCAATTTAGCTATTCTCTCACACATACTTGCGAGAGAGTCTTGAATGTCTGCAACATCTATAGAAAGTTGATCAACTTTTCTGTATAATTGTCTTTCCATCTTATATTTATTCAGAGCTGTAGTATCGGTAGACAAAACTGCATTAGAATGTCTATCCCTAGTCATTTCGCTTGCAGGTTTACGTGTCATGTCAATGCTATGCCTCTATAATCTTTCACCATTGGTGCGTCATACACATTTGGTGATAATAATTCAATGCGTACTGCAAACTTTCGGTACGACTTGAAGGTTCCTGCGCTACTCACGTATTGATAAACACCAAGTCCATCTTTGTTTGCGGCAGCAATTTTATATCTGAATTCACGATAATCATCTAAGTTTGTTGAAGACGAATATGTCTCAACACCTTCAAATAATTCCATTTCCACCCAAGGAACATCTGCGAAGTCTTGACTATCGAAAACGTTCTGTGCACGAATGTAAGTTTTGATAGTTGTACCGACTGGTCTGTGTGCGGTCAAAATCAAATTAAAGTCCTCAGCATCAAAGTCTTCTGCAAGTTCTACTGTCTTAGAGACAAACCCTGCAGAGTTGTCTGGTGTGTTCGTTATATCGTATTTATAGGCCATCAACTTAGCAACTTCAAGATCCACAAATGGACTTGATGTAACGTTACCACCATTGAACATATTTACCGTAATATCAAACGCAAGACTACCGTTCACGTTACTTGATCTACTGTATATAATTGCACCCTGTGCGTTGAAGTTGTTGTTATCATTAAACTTCATGGGCATACTATATGTAGTACCAACGTTGGCTGGTGGGATGAACACACCAGATAGTGAAGTTTTCGTTACACTATCGTTAATACGATTAATGAATGGTTGCACATAACTTAAGTTCATGTTATCAATACTTACGATATCTGCAGTAGATCCAGAGTCCACACCTTGTATCGTACTACCGTTAGAGAATACCACTCCTGATCTCGCAGTAGACCCCTCTAATATCATCTCTGTTGGGTTCGTTGGGTCATAGTGGATCAAAGTACCTGCAACCACAGGAGTACCCTGTGCACCTGTCCATAGGTCTGTTGCATCCTTGTTTGTTGTGATTGTTTGTGAATCAACCGCAACAACTTCGAAAACATCTAGGTATGAAGTGTTCGATGATAGGTTAACTTTGATAAAGTCACCAACTGCATATATTGTATCGAAGTTCGCACCACTGGATCTTGTAATTACATTACTTCCGTTTGGCATACCGATAGTTTGAACTGAACCTGTATCTTGGAAGATTTGTTCACCAACTGAGAACGGACCTGCGATATCTGTGATTGTAAAGAACTCATGATCACGGTTTGTCATTGTGACAGAACCTGTAGACTCGTTGAAGTCATGACGGTAAATTCTAAACTTAATATCTTCGTCTTGGTATGATTTCCACGCAGAGTTGTTTGTAGATGTGAATAACATCCCATCACCCCAGTCTTGAACAACTGGTTTACCTTGTGTCGCACCAGGCGTTAGATCTTTCTGACCAACTTTTGATGTGAAGGCAAGATAGCCTGGATCGTTCGCATCTGGTTCAATTACAAATGCATATTCTTTTTCAGTTTCAAGTGCAATCGGTGCATCAAATTCAACTGTTGTTGCGGCACTTGCATCATCTGAGATATTAACTTCACTAGCTTCTAGGTGAACTTGAGAGAATGGAATAACTTCTGATGAAGGGTATCCATTGACAACTTCACGCAAC